ATCATTAAAAGGAGTTTGGTATAATCTACGAGAACATAGTTTTCCTTTAGTTGAATAAGATTTACGAGGACGTTTGCTTTCCAAAAGGAGGTTAATCTTTTTGGAAAACATTTGTTCCATAATATCTCTAGCATTTACAACATCACTAGAAACATTATCTCTATAAATCTCCTCTGCACTAATTACATAATTGTTTTGTGCCATTTAGTATTGTTCTCCCATTTTAACAATTATGTTTTTACCTGTTTCGTCTACACCTAATTCCATTTCTGTAGAATAAGAAACAGTTCCACAAGCACATTCATTTTGCATTATATTTTCATGAAGTTGCATTGTAAACTCTTGAGAACGACAAACTTCAGAACAATCATCACTATGAGAGATAAAAGAATCTTTCAAAGTATCTGATGTTGCAATGTCGTGAGCCATTTCTGATTTTGCGATATTAACTGCGTTACTTGAAGTAAAATCTTCTCCGTAAGTAAAACCTTTACCAATTAAGTATTTAATTGCTAAATCAATTTGTTCTACATCATTATCTGCTAAAGCTACAGTAGAAGTGTGTTGAGAACTTTCTCTAGCTTCCGCAACTGCTCTCCTAACTTCAGTATTAGAAGACAATTCATTGAAATATGTAGATATTAAAGTTCCTTTACCTGTGGCACGATGAAAATATTTACTTTCTTTACTATTAGAACCAAAGATGTTATTCACAGCTTGAATAATGAAGTCCATAACCTTTTCTTGCTCACGCAATGTAGGTCTATACACATCTTGTGTATAAGTATCTAATTCGTCTTGATACGAGTTTATTTCCTCATCTGAAACTTTAGATAGGAAAGAATTATCTAATTTATCAACTCTTTGTAGAGGAGACTTTAGTGTGGGTCTAACTGAGAACTTGGTTTCAAAAAGTTCATCAGTTGTTTTAGGTTGGTTGCTCGGCATTGTAATTATTATTTTTGGTTATTGTATTTCGATTAAGCGCAGTCATCATAAACTACGCATGAGTATTCAACAAAATCATCTTCACTATGATGATTTATCAATTCTTCTGTTGTGGTATGGATTTTAACTTTACCCATAACATCTATACTATCAGCTAATGTTGGAGTTATTGGAATATATTGTGGTTCATATTCCTTTCTAAACTCACGCATAGCTTTCTTGTCATCTGCATTATTATTTTCGTTAGATGATTTAACAAACTCACTTTCGGGAATCTCACAATCATTACTTAAATTAAGCTTAGAATCTTTTTCTCCCTCACTTTCTAAAAGTTCGTCTAGGTTTCCACCTTTAGAACTTTCAGTTGGCATATCTTGATTATCGTATTGCTCAAGAACGAAATCTTTAATTTCATTTTTGTAAATATCAAATATTACAGGGATATATTCAAGAGGAGTAGAATCTAACAGGTCAGACAAATTAGGATAAGTTGAATCTATATAATCATCATGGAGAAAATGCTTATGATGAAACAAGAACTTGTATCCTGTATTTTCAATGTTACGTTCCTCAAACTTACCTTCATTATACTTTTCAATAAAATGAGGTGCGTGTAACGCATCTCCTTTATCAACATACTTCTTTAAGTTTGACTGTGCCATGTTATCAATTCTAACATCTTCAACACAGTTTAACAACATTGCAAGACCTTTAATAGATTTTAGATAAAAGTTTTCTTGGGGATTAGGTTCTTGATTTTGCCCTTCATAAACCTTTCTTAAATCAGCCATTGTAACTGCTTTATTAGATTGTATAACTTCAAAAAGACTTTCCCAACCATCATCATCATTTCCTACATAAGTATTTTTCAACACCTTGTTTATCATATAAAAACATATTTCTGAGATTTCAGAACCTTTTAATGATAATTTAATATGGTGTAACTCATGAATCATTAAACCAATAGTATGGTCTAATTCTCCTTCTAGTAATGTTGAAGTTGGAATAAACACAATATCTTTATCAGTATCTGCACAAGCAGATGCGTCAAGAGATGTTGGATATTCAACTTTTACATTAGTATTAGGAACAATGATACTAGCGTAATGTGAAATTAGCTGTTGTAGGTCATACAAAGTCTTTTCATCTATTGAATCTAAATCTTCTTCTAACCAAGCTTTGAGATAATCAGCATTTAAGTCTGTTACCTCAAAACTTTCGATTTCAGTATTAGGATTAGACATTCTACTTCTTAAAAGTGATTCCTACACTATCTGCATATTCACGAATAATAGAAGCATCTGATATAATGCTAGAACTATCAGTTTGGTATATTGAAAGAATAACATTCTCAAGGATTTGTCCGATTGTAAACTTAGAAACTAAAGGAACAACATCAAGAATCATACGAGTAGAAAGTGCTGTGCCAATCTTACTTTTCTTTACCATCTTATGTGTATATCCATAAACTTGGGAAAGTGGTTTCATTTGGTCAGCAATTTCTTTACCATGCAATTTCTTAATGTAACCATTTAATTGCGTAGGTGTGATATAAGGAATGTTGAAACATAGAAAACGGTCTTGCAAAGCGCGGTCAATACTACGAGTAGCTGAGTATTCTAATCCTACGTTTGCAGTTGCTACAAACTTAACATTGTCAGCAACTTTTACCATTCTATCTTCATCACGTTCTTCAACACGAATGTCTGAACGGAAATCCAATAATGGGAATAAGATGTTTAGTGCGTCATCTGATGCTCTTGATAATTCATCTAGTATAACCATAGTATTTGGTTCTTGAATAGCTTTTAGTAAATCACTTTCTTGAAATACTGTATCGCCATTCTTTAGAGTGAAATATCCGATTAGCGCAGAACGAGCGTCTTGTGTAGAACCACAATTTATTACGACAGGATTAAGATTTAATTCTTCTGCCATTTCCAATGCGAAAGTTGTTTTGCCACAACCTGTTCCTCCTGTGAGAAGAACGTTTTTACCTGTTTCGACAAGTGCTTTACAAATGTCTGATTTTGTTTTTTCAATTACGAAGTTAGAAGTCATAGTGTTGATTAAAGTGTTTAGAGAGGGGGCTAATCATGCCCTGTGAAAAATCATTATACCACAATTTTGGTATTTTACAACCCTGTTTGGAGGTTTATTTATATTTCAATTAGAAAGTTGTTAGTAGAACGTAAAATACCCACCACTATAAGTGATGGGTATAAACACACTTTACAAAAACCTAACTGTTCTTTAGGAAGTATCTTACGCGAGATTGCTTAAAAGACTTAAAAGATGTTCTAGCGTTCTTAGATGAAGAAATTGCTTTTGATTCTTTATCAGCCAATGGAATGTTTAAGTTCTGAACTTTACTCCATGTCTTTTCAAGAGAGTTGATTTGACGAGCCGTCATTTCGGAAATATCAAATCCTCGTAGAGAGTTTTGATTTTGCGCTGTTACTAATACCTTACGATTACTTTCACTTCCGTTTGCACGATAGCGGAAAGCACGAGGATACATAGGTGTCGAACGCTTTGTTTTAGTTGCTTTGGTTTTAGCCATGTTATTATTATTTGATTGTTAAAAAAATTGTTAGAAAATGTAAACGATGATACAAATGTCGATTCTTATATTACGACTTTATATTTGATTTGTTTCTCCTCAAGACGCACTATGGTCTGATTAAGAGAGTTTTATAGAAAGTATCATCGCCTACAGTATATTATAGTCCATAGGGCGGAATTGTGAAAGTTTTATTCACAAGTATTTATTTTTCTAATCCGCCCTTCTCCGCCCCATTCTAGTTTACTTTTCCTAAGTTCTTAAAAGTTCGCCCTTTAGAAAGATTTATTACTTGTCGGTATTGGACTATAATATATTGCCACGCCATTCTTTGGTAGCCTTAAACTTAATTCGGATTTACAATATCTCGTGCGGTTTTCGGCTCGAATTAGGTTTGTGTAATTGTTATAAAAAAAGGGATATAGCATAAAGCTGTATCCCTAATTTATAATTGTAACTATTAAGTTACACAGGCGCGACTTCTGGTTCTTCTATTACAGCTTCTTCAGTATCCTCAATTCCGAGCATATTTTTAAGTTCGCTGATTTTAGAAACCATGTTCTCACGATGTTCTTTTGCTTGTTGTAGTTGTTCTTCTTGCTGTGCTAGAAACTCATCTACTTGAGTTAAACTTTTGGAATACCCTTCATAGGCTTCCGTTAAATAAGATTTAATGTTATCTTTCATAATTATGTTAATTGATTTTCTCAGGTTGAGATTGTTCCATTTCGGAAATTGAATTATCTAAATCAGAGAATAGTTTTTCTAATTCTTGTTTTCTGATTTGGGAACTTGGTATTTCTATTCCATAATTATTTTCTAAAGGAATTGAAATCATTTTCAAGTTATCAACATTTTCAATGTTGTATTTGGTTCTTAAGTTTTGACTTTTTGAGAACTCATTTATTAAAAATAAAATATCTTCTTTATAATTATAAGATGATAATATATTTTCTTCTGTTTCAGAAACCTTATAAATCAAAAGATATATTTCACCAGTAACAACTTGAATGTCGTCTTTGACTTTTTTAGACTTAGAAACCTCTTCTTTGACTTTTTTACTCATCTCGTTTTATAATGTCTTTATAGGTTAAATAGAATAATGAAAAAATACTAATTGCAAATAGTACTCCTTCGGCTGAAGGAAATGAGTTCCAAATTAACATAATAGAGGATGATGCTAAGCAAGCTGTCCATATTTTATATGCTGTTGTATGTGTGTAATTTTCTTTCATCGCTTTGACTTATTTTGAGACATTTGCTTACTTATTTCTAAAAGAAGGTGCTTTGACTTTTTTACATCCTCCAATCCCTTACTACCCTTTGACTTATTAGTAATTTCCATTTGACTTATAAGATCATTGATATACCACTGAGCTTTTAATAAATCTTTTAGACCATTCTTATATCTGTAGCGAGTAACATACTTAATGATGTTACCCTCTACAAAATTCATATCCCAAGACTTAATATAATCAGTACATTCTATACCAATATTATAATGGTCAGGATGATTTATTTCCTCTACATTACGCATAAGGATTACTTCTCGTCAAAACGGTCTATCACAGTGACAAGGGCAGGAGTAGTTTCTTCTACAGGTTCTTGTTTATCAGAACACGCATATTGGATTAAACCAATAATTAAAAAGACTCCCATAATTTTAAAGAAATTTGTTTTCACAAATCCCGTGATTTTAGATGTATTGTTATCCATACTATATTATAGTATTTTTTATTCTATTTTGAAACTAATCTAAGAGTAATTTAGATTTTGTATAAGTTTCGAAATTAATCTCTGCTAATATATCTCCTGCGAATATCTGTGCCCAATCCATAGCTTCCTTTAATGTGGCGAAGTCTTTGGCTAACTCTTTTCCGTTCTTGGTAATACGTACAGCGTATTCTTGTTGATTTTCCATTATGTTGCCTCTGTTCTGTAATATACTACTGCATTAATAAAGATATGTCCAGATGATTCAGTAGATGTAACCTTTAAAGCTGTGTTAGCGGTTAGTGCTACACCATAAGGGAATGTTAATTCAAACTGTGTATTTGTAAGCCCTTGTGCTCTTCCTGTCCATAATGTAGTTGCTGCGGATGTATTTCCATCAGATAAGTACCAATTACCAGCTGCTGAATCTGCAGAC